TAGTTTTGTATTCATTATCGGATAATCTAACACCCTTACCAGATGCAGTAGTGCCTGTTTTTAATAATTCATTTTTAGAATTATATTTAGGAAATACCTCAATAACCTCTGTCTTTGCTAAGAAGTCTTCTTGTATTTTATTTTTATTACTTTCTAGCTCAGAGTTAAGAGTAGCCAAAAGTTTCATGCCATATTCAAAATCAAACATAAAGCCATGCTCTCTTTGATTATTTATTAGTATGGCTACATCATGTTCTAGTTGAATAGACTTGTTAGAAAACTTCTTTGCTTCTTTGATAAGATGCTGATAGATCTTATAGTTTAAAGCTACATCTCTTTCACA